TGCACACACCGCCCGACTTCTTGAGGATCAGGTTTTGCCATTCCTCGATGTTGTCGGTGGGGTTCTTGGTGTTGGCGGCGTTGTCCCACATGGCCGTGCCGGTCAGGGCCACAGTCAGGGCGGCATCTCGGCCAAAGTCCACCAGCGTGCTCGGGAAGCCGTCACCCGTGATGGTCACAGTACCGGTCAGCAGCGCCTGGGCGGCCATCCATTCCAGGCGGCGGTTCAGCACGTCGATCTGGTCCTCCATCTCGAACTGCACGTTGGCGGCCATGCGCTCGGCGCCGGTCAGCTCACCACCACCAATGCGCTCGCCGATCATGCGGCGGATCGGCTTGCGCAGGTCAGGCGCACGCTTGTCCTTGATGTAGGCGGGCTTGAAGGTGTTGGTCTGAAAGCGGCGCGACTCGACCAGCTTGCCCTCGACCAAGGGCGAGACAAACGGGGCCATGCGGCGCTTACCGATGTCCACGTCGATCGACACGTACTCAGTGTCAGATGCAACGATGTTGGGAAAGAAGTTGTTGAGCAGGAAGGTCTGCGAGACCTTCAAGTTCTGCACAACCTGAACCAGTGCATTGGTGTCATAGACAGCCAGATTTTGCAAGGGCATGTGAAGCTCCAAACAGAAAGGCCACCCCATGGGTGGCCAGCACAAACGAAAAACCCGGCATCAAGCCGGGCTGCAAAGGGGTTGACCTGCGATCAGGTCGGGTCGGCGTTGGACAACGCTGCGCTCACAACCTTCAAGAAGATCGAGGCATCACGCAGCACGTTGGTCAGCGTGGTGATCGTGAACGAGGCGTCATAGGTCATGGCGCCAACGTTGAACTCACCGCTGAAGTACCCGCCTGCAGCCTGATCGGCAGAGGTGGCATCCACGGCATCCACCAGGATGCACACCGGCGTCTGGCTGCCATCCACGGCGGTGGACACCGCCTTGATGTACTTGCCCGAGGCGGTCACTTGACCCAGCACCTGGCCGCGGGGCAGCACGCCCTGGCCGCTGGCGATAGTGATCGGCTGCGTCACGTTCGGAAACTGGCCAGCAATCAGCTGGTCAGGCTTGTAGATTTCGGCAGCAATGCCGGGCGTTGCGGGGTTGTTCCCCACGTTGGTAGTCGTCAGAGGCATGTCGCTCTCCAGGGTTACGGTGGTTGTGGGGAATTACTTCTGGCCGCGAGCCTTGGCCGCAGCAGCCATGATGGTCTGCGCCTGGGCCGTCGCACCGTGGGCAGCAGGCTCGCCACCGTCAGCGCGCACCGGCGTCTGCTTGACCACCGCCATGCGGTCGGCAAGGGATGTGCCTTGCTTGCGATCGGCAGCAGTGGCGTCCAGCGTGGCAATGGCCACCGTGGCGCTCATGTTGGTGTCGAAGGCGTAGGCGCAGGCCTGGCGCACGGCACCAGCCTTGATGCCATGCGCCACGATCTTGGCGCAACGAGCGCGGTCACGCTGCACGGCGGCCGAGGGCTTTTCCTCGTCGTCGTCGCTTTCTTCGTCTTCGTCGTCGCTTTCAGCCTTGGCCTTCTTGGCGTCCTTCTTATCGGTGTCATCTTCGGACTTGTCGTCCTTGTCGTCACCGGCATCGTCGCCTTCAGCTTTGGCATCAGCGCCGTCTTCGTCATCGCCTTCGGCCTTGGCCTTCTTGGCGTCCTTTTTGTCCTTGTCCTCATCGTCAGATTCGGATTCGGCACGAGCCGCACCAATGCCCAGCAGATGCGCAAAGGGCAAGGTGCCGGCCAGCTTGGCGAGCTTCGTCATGGTCAACCTTTCGGGTAGTAGGTTTGGAGTCACAGTGACTCCACAAATGCCAAAAAAGCATCATCGGGGGCCAGGACCTCATCGGCCAGCCCCACGTCAACGCCCTCTTGCCCCAGGTAGCAACGTGCCTGGGTGTCTCTCACGGCATCGAATGAGAGAGATCGGTTGCGGGACACCGTCTTGGCAAACAGCACGCCCATGGTGTTGATGTCCTTTTGCACGGCAGCCTGCACAGCCTTGGGTAAGCGCTCGTAAGGGTTGCCGTCTGCCTTGTGGTCGCCATACGTGATGATCGTGACCTTGAGCCCCGACTTCTCGATCGCATCCGACCAGTCCGCGTGCATCACCACCACGCCCACCGAGCCGGTGCCGCCGGTGCGCGGCTTGATCACCCGCGTGGCCGCTGACGCGATGGCATAGCCCGCGCTGTAGGACATCTCGTCCACCACGGCCCACACCGGCTTGATCTGGCGAGCCTTGTAGATCGTGTCGACAAGGTCAAAGCAGCCGGCCACTTCGCCGCCTGGGCTGTCGATGTCCAGCATGATCCCCTTGACTTCGGGGTCGGCCAGGGCGGTCAGCAGGTTTTGCCGAATGCCGTCATAACCGGTCATGCCCGAGTAGGGCCGCAGCGTGCCCAGCTTGTGCACCAGCGTGCCTTGCACGGGGATCAGCGCCACGCCCTGGGCAATGTCATAGCCGGCGCGGGGGTTGCGGCCTTCGGCACCCATCACGCTGGCGTGCGGGCCGTCAAAGTCGTCGTCTTCCATCAGCCGGGCCACGTGGGCGATGCCCATGCGCTCGGCCAGCGCGCTCACGATCAGCTCGGCCTTGGCCGGGTGAATGGCCACCGGCACATTGAGCATTCGTTGCGCGATATGTGCAAGTGAACTCATGCTTCTTCCTTGCGCGGCTCGCGCCGCTGGCCCATCCACGACTGGGGCAACTCCAGCCCACGGGCCTTAAAGGCCTGCGTTTCCAGCGCGCGCTGGTCGAGCACCTCTTCCCAGTCCAGCGACTGTTCGGCGCACTCGTTCTCCAGCGTCGACAGGCCTGCCTCCATGCCCATCACCGCGCCTTCTTTTTCTGCCACGGGGTCGATCCAGCCGCGAGCCGGGCCCATCCAGGTGGCGCGCATGTAAGCCGCGCGGGCCTCCATGAACGCCGGGGCACCCGCCGGCAACGGCAGGTCATCCACCTCAAAGGCCTCTTCCAGCCAGGCGCCACGCAGCGGGCTGGCAAAGCCCACCGCGAAGTCAATGCGTCGACGGTCCAGCGTCTTCCAAGCCTCCAGCAATGCTGCGCGCGCCGAGCTGTAGTTGACATCAGACCAGTCTTGCGACACCTGCTGCGCGCTCATGCCCGCAGCGCTGGCGAAGTTGCGCAGCACAGCCTTTTCAAAGTCCGCGAAGTTGCTGTTCGGGCGCACGGCCGTCACAGCATTGATCTTCTCGCCGGGGAACAAGATCGGCATGCGCGCGCCGTTCATGCTCAGCCGCTTCTCGTTGTGATAGTCCGAGCGCATCGCCTGGTATTGCGGCAACTCTTGATCACCCAAGGCCGACTCCACCAGGGCGGGGTCGTTCGGGCTCTCAATGTAGGCCGCAAAAAGCGCGTTCAAGATCGCGCTGTCCAGCTCGGCGCCGTCGTACTTGGCCAGAGCCTTCAGACGCTGCACCACCGGTCCCAGGATGCCCACGCCACCGCGGTGCTGTGATGCCCGGTCCATGTCGTAGTCATGGATGATGATCGGGCGGCCCCAGCTCGTCTCGCGCTCAATGCGGTCCCACACAACCGACTTGCCAGCGTTGAACCAGTCACCCTGGTGCGCTTGGCGAATGTGATACGCCACCGCCGCGCCCAGCTCGTCAATCTCCACACCACCGCGCACATTGACCCAGTCAAAGCGCTGTTGCGGGTTGCTCAGCCGGTCAGGGTCGATCAGCTGGATGGCCGTGTTGTAGCGGGCACGGCCAGGGCCTACTCGGTCGGTCAGCCAAAGCACTTGGCCCAGCGTATCGCCGTCAACCACCTTGTGCCGAAATGCCAGGCGCAGCATTTGCGGCACCGTCATTTTGCGCATGGCATCGCAGTAGCGACCAGCATCTTCAGACCACGTGCGGTAACCCGCGTCCACGGCCTTGCCGTATTCATCGGCCCACGTTGCATCAAAGGCCTTGTTGCCTGAGATCACAGCCAGGGCTCGGTAGTCCGGTTTGGCGATCGCACGGAAGTTCCCGCCGATCGCGTTGTCCAGCACCCGGGTGACGGCCCCCGCAGCCCAGCCATCATTGCGCACCAGGTCCCGCACCCGCGACACGATGCGGTCGCGGAACATGTTCATCTCGCCATCAGGGCTGCCCAGGTACGGCAGCCATTCGGCCAAGTGCGGGTCTTCCATGTTCGCGGCGTCGTAGGCCACGCCTGATGAACCACCGGCCAGCATCGACGCCTTGCGCGGGGCCAGCGGCTGGCCGTTGGCGCCAAGGATCTGAATTTGGTCGGTCATGGTGTTCAGCGGAAGTTGAAGCGCACCGGTCGGCGCGGTGTGGTCACGATGCCCAGTTGGGCCTGCAGCAGCTTGATGAAGGCCGTCAGGTTCGGCAGGCTCGCCGGCGTGTACTGCACAGACTTGTTGCCATCTCCTTGGGCATAACTCACCGAGGCCACCTTGCTGCCCGTCACCAGGTCGGTATAGGCCTGCTGGGCAGCTGTCAGTGCTGCGCGCAGTTGCACGGTCGACATGCCTGCCAGCACGGAGGTGTTCGGGTCAAAACTCATGGTCAGCGCCTCGCTGTGGCCATGGCCTTCGCCAAGGCCTTGCCAAACTCTTTGTTGAACTGGCTGTTGATGTGGCGCTCGGCCACGCCGAACCAGTCCAGGTTCTGCTTCACGTCATGCGCGTCTTCGAACTTGATCAACAGCTTGAGGTGGCCGCCCGTGTTCAGGCCCTTGCTTGTGCGCACTACCTTGCTGCCCTTGCGCGCCTGCACACGGCTGCCCTCGGCCACCGAGCGCTGCCACACACCGCTCACAATCCCGGCCTTGGTTTGCACCCGGCCAATGAACACGTCAGAGCGCCCCTTGAGCTGGCGCAGCAAACTGCGCGGCAAGTTGCCGAACTGGTCCAGACTGGTCATGGCCCCCACAGGCTTGAGCAAGGCCTTGCCGTTTAGCGTGTTCTTGCCGCCGTCCTGGTAGGGCGCCAGGTAGCGCGCTGTGGCGTCCAGCATCCTGATGGTCACGTACTGCCGCCCCTTGCTCGCACCAATCAGCCGCAGCGCCCCAGTCGTGAACGGCTTCGGCTTGTCCAGCTCCTTCTGCTCGTTGGCCTGCTCCATCTTGATCGTGGTGCGCCCCAGAGCGTTGAGCGCCTGTGACGTTGCAAACGGCACCTGCTTCCAGGCCAGGGCCGACAACCGCCGCTCGATCTCTTTGATGTTGCTGCGGATGTCGATCATGCTCAAGCCAATCTGCTCGCCAGCTTCTTGGCCTCTGTCGGCACCGTGCTGACCTGTGTCACGGGTGCAGCAGCGGGCACCGCCTGGGCCTCATCCTTCGATGCGGGCTCGGCCGGCGCCTGCGTTACAACCTGCGCGAACAGGTCTGTCTGTGGCGGGTTGACCTTCAGGCGCTCGCGCTCCCAGTCGGTCTCACGCCACTTGTGCAGGCCCAGTCGCTGTGCGGCGGCCAGGTTGTACACACTCAAGTCAAGGGCCTCGTTGCGGTCGCCCTTGTTCTTGACCCACTGCGTGCGAGCGTGCCCCTTCACATATGTGATCAGGCGGCGCTCGCTGCAGATCTGCTCGTAAAACGCCAGCGGCAGGTCCACCGAGAAGTGGATCGAGCCGGGCCCAGATGCCAGCTTCCAGCGGCTGTGCAGCCAGTCCTTGGCGGTGTCCGTCCCAACGATCCACAACTCAGCGCCGCGCTTTTCGACCTTGCCGCGCCGGTTGATGTCCACTTTGCTAGGCTGGCTCGACAACACCGGCTTACCTGGGCGACTGGCGCCCCGGATGGCAAACACGTTGCGGTACCGGCGCGCCCGCGTGAACTCGTACACGTCCTGCGTGTGGTGACCACCCGAGTCCACCGCAGTGGCCCTGATGGTCATGTTCAGGCCATTGGCCCGCCGCAGTGGCGTGCGCAAGATCACGTCCAGCTCATCCCACGGCGCGCTGGTTGCGGGGTCGCCCATGATCACCTGGTAGTCCAGGGTCCAGCGCTCCATGCCTTCGCCCCAACCGATGATCTTGAGCTCCAGCCGGTCATCTTGCGTGTCCACCGCAGCCGTGACCACCAGCACCTCGTCGGGTACCGTGCGCAGCTCGAAGGGCTCGGCGCGGGCCTGCAACTCTTCGGGCGTCGTGCGCTCTTTGATGTCGTCCCAGCAGCGTGCCAGACGCGTGTTGTAGAACACCTGCATGGGCTCGGGGTCGCCCTTGTCGTAGGCATCCTTGGCCTTGGCATACTGCTTGGCCAGCGAGGCCCACGACACCCAGCCCAGCGGCGCATACAGCGCACTCAGCGTGAAGCTGATCGTCTCGCCATCACCCTTCCCGGCAGCACGCCACTCACCGGCAGAAAGCAGGTCTGACTTCGAGCTTTCCTCGATGTGCGAGCCACAGTGCTTGCACACGTAGGAGGCCTGGGCGAAGTCTGCAGACCACCACAGGTTCTCCCATTCCAGCACCTGGAGCTCACCGCAGTGAGGGCACGGCACGTGGTAATAGCGCTGGTCACCTTGGCGAAACAGCGTGTCGATCCGGCTTGCCTTCTCGATGGTCGGCGAGCTGGTGTAGTAGATCTTGGCGTTGCGCCCGTAGGTACTGGTCCGTGTCTCGGCCAGCTCGACCGGGTCACCTTCTTTATCGACCGACACATCCCAGCGGTCAACCTCGTCGCCGTACACATACCGCGCCGGGATCTCGGCCAGATTGGCCGCAGAGCCCGCCGTGGTGATGTACAGCGTGCCGCCTGAAAACTCTTTTGTGTCGATGGTGTTGCGGCTGTCCCGGCTGCGCACCGGGGCCACCCGCTCACGCAGCTCGGGCACCGCGTCTATGGTCTTGCCGATCCGGCCCGACACACGCCTGGCCAGGTTCAGGCTGGGCAGCAGCACCAGCATGTTGCCCGGCGCCTGGTGGATCGAAGCGCTCAACCAGTTGATACCGACTTGCGTCTTGAGCAGCTGGCTGGCCACCATGGCCACCACCCGCTTGGCAGGGTGCGAGGGTGACAGCACCCGCATCACCTCGCGGGCGAAGGGCGTGCGGTCCGTCTTGTACTTGCCGTGCTCAGCGCCGTTGCCCTGAGGGATCTGCATGTACTCGTCGGCCCACTCGTCCACCCACA